GACATGAGCAAGACTTTGGCATTGATCTGGTATATCTGGAGTGAACCCCAACTTAATATACCAATTGCTATAATACCAAAGACTTGCTCAAGTTTCATTTTATGCAGCCTCTTCCTTTGGTGCTTCTTCTTTATTTTCAGCAAGAGCCTGTGTAAGTGCATTTACAAATGCATTGCGACCAACATTCAACTGATCTAAATTAAACTGTGTTGACTTAATCTTACGATCTAAATCAGCAACATGATTTAATAGTGTTTGTTGTTCTACAGTCATGTCTTCCAATGCATATTCAACATTGTCGATCACAACTGGCGTTGTTTTTTTCTCAGCCATTTGTTTTCTCCTTTTATGATTGATTAGGTTTCTAACGCATCAAGTCTAGCTTCGATGCTAGTTAGTCTTTGTTCGGTAGCCGCACCAATAAAAGCTAATAACTCAGGATAACGAATACCTTTTCTGTTACGCTCCGTTGCACCTTCTGGTGCTTCTTCTTGCGTGGTGTAAGTATCAATTCGTGTATAAGCATCACGAGCTTCTCTAGGTCCATCTGCCTCTACAGCAGGAATTTCTGTTTGAATTTCCCACCAAGTATCTGAACACCAAAAAGCATAATTAGAAGCTGTTAACCCTGCATCAGTCATGGCTTGCTCTACTTGTTGTGCAATAACACCAGTGTGTGTTCTAGCAGCATCACCTTTGGCTTCTACTTTATCATTCCATTTATATGTTTTAAATAACTTACTAATTGCTGTAGCAGCAGTAATTTCTGCATTTGTTAGTGATGCAATCTGTTGTTTTTCTCTTTCGTCAGATGTTTGGATTGAAGAGTTAGTTGCAAAAACATCATCAAACCTAGCTGTAGCATCTCCTAAATCAATAGCGTTATCTCTTACTGCTGGAGTATTACTATTAAAAGGTCTTATATCATCATTTGCACCATCAAACTCAAGAGCAACATCACTATCCCCAACATATATACCCCCAAGGTCTGCACCTATTCGACCAACAGTTGCACCATCTGTTGCAAATCTAAGTATTTCGGCTGATCCATCTGTAGCTCCACCAGTGTAATTAAGTATTAAAAGTGGTGTCGTGCTGTCGGATGCAATAGTTAATTCATCATTTGATCTATAACACATACCTGATCCAGATGTGTTGTTATACAAAGTAGCATCAGTAGTTGATACTAAAAAATCACCTGCCGAATTAAATCTAGCTGTTTCATCTGCGTCAGCTTGCTCTGAAGCTGCTGTTACTGTTTTAAATATTAAGTTAGCAGCATTTCCTAAACTTCCTGACGCTTGTCCTTCAATTAATGCAGCGTTATTTTTACCAGTGCCGCTTGAATCATTGTTATAAAAAGCAATAGAACCTAATAACTGATTTTGTGAGTTACTTGTATCAGTGCTTGTTAATGTTAATTTTGCACCTGTAGAACTAGCAATATCTAGGTCAGTTTTTGGGGCTGAAAGTCCAATTCCAACACTACCATCTACAACCCTCATTACTTCTGTTTCATTAACACCAAAAATAATATCTCTAGTTGAGGAGTTAGTGTAAATATTTGCCCCCTCTGCATTGAGAGCAACACCGAAACCATAACCATTACCATCTATATGAAGTTGACCAGAGCCATTTGCATCCATATCAATATCAGAATTACCATCAGCTATATGTAGTTTCCCATATTGTGGAGTCGAAGTACCTATTCCAATTTTATCTGCACTAGCATCTGCTACAAAAAGATTTGTCGCTGAGTCACTTTCAATGCGAAAGTCTATATCATGCTGAGATTCATTAATTACTACCTCACCATTAGCACCACCAGTGTCAGCCCTTAGTCCAATAAATTGCCTATTAGACCCACCACTTATAACTTGAAAAGTAACTCTACCATCTTCAGTACCATCAGATGCATCTTCTATAAAAGCATCTATTCTAGCATACTGGAGTTTTTCATCTGCATCATTTTCACCACTAAAGTAAATTATACCTATATCATCATCATCATCAGGAGTTGACGAATTGCGATATAAATCTAAGATAGGCCCGTCAGCAGCCGCTGCAGAAGTACTTTCAAGTAGAATTACAGCACCTGTTGAAGAAGTTGATGATACATGTAAAGGATAACTAGGCGAGGCAGTACCAAGTCCAACATTACCACTAGTATCAATGTGTATTCTTGATGTAAAAGTATCACTAGTTTCGTTCCAGTGACCTATCTGCATGTTTTCATCATGTGGAACAGTTATATCACCTTCTGTACCACTACCACCTGAAATAAGTATAGCAGGATGGGTTGAACCTTCATCCGCAACATGTAGTGTAGCACTTGGTGTAGTTGTGTTTATACCAATTCTACCAGTAGCGTCAATACGCATACGTTCTGAGCCATCAACTTCAAACCCTATAATAGATGATGCTTTTTCATTATCTCTATCGGCTCTAATTGTGATGTCACCCCCTGCGCCACTAATCTCGCATTCAGGTGTTCCAGACGCATCGCTGTCAGTAAACCGTATTGTTGGGGCTGTGCTTTCCAAATCAAGAAGAACAGAAGGAGAACTCGTCCCAATTCCTAATTTACCGTCATTTTTAAAAAAAGCTGACTCTGTTACATTTGAAGCAGTACCTGAACCACCACCATCAGCATAACGAATACCAAGACCATCTCCTAGAGCAACAAGAAACCAATCTCTTGTTTGTCCAGTGTCACTTAAAGCAATCGCAGGATTTCCAGTATCTTCAATTACCAAAGTTGCTTGGTTGCTTGCATATGAAGTTGGTGTAGCTGTATTAATTCCAACTTCACCTGTATCTGTAATACGCATACGTTCTGTTAAAGAACCACTAGCTTCAAAAGTAGAAAATGTAAGTGCTGATGGCATATTGTTAGAGGATGGAGTACCGTCAACTTCCGCTTTAATTCTTGCACCAACAGTAACTACATCTGATCCATCATCACCTGCAAAGTCTATTTGACCTAAAGTGTCATTGTCTGCAACTGCAGTTCCAACCGTACCTACTGAAGCACTACGTGTGTGACCAAGAGTGATACGTGATCCTCCTGAAGAGTTACTATATCTTAATGCAGAAAAATTATGAGCATCAGTATTACCTACTTGAAAAACGTGTTGCCCACCTCCTACTTGAATAGCACTTGTATTTCCTACAAGAACTCTACCATTATTTTCTACAACTATTCTAGGCTCACCTGCACCATCAGATAATACAATATGGTTACTAGAAGTACGAATATCTAATGTTTCTAATGTACCTTGATTACCATCAAACTGTCCAATAATAGTGTTGGCTGCACCTGAAGTAATTAAATTACCTGCATCCTTACCTATTGCTGTGTTGTTACTTCCTGTAGCTACTTCTAATGCAGTGTTACCAACCGCAACATTAGATGCACCTGTAACATTTGTTTTTAATGCATCAGCACCTACTGCTGTGTTACTACTTGAAGTAGTTGTAGCTGTTAAAGCATTGTATCCTACGGCAACATTTGACCCACCTGAATTAATAGCATCACCTGCTTCTGCACCCAACAATGTATTTTTAACACCTGTTGAAACTGCTGTACCTGCAAGATAACCAACTGCTACGTTTAAACCAGATGCACCTGCATTCTGTGTTTTAAGTGCTTGATAACCAATAGCAGTACTTTCACCATTTCCATCTTCTGTTGATAAAGCTTCAAATCCGATGGCTATATTTTTACCGCCTGTTGTTAAGGCATCACCTGCAGATGAACCGATGGCAATGTTATGACTTCCTGTAGTCAATGCAGTAAGAGCAGCATTACCAATTGCTATGTTATTTCCACCGGGGGATGAACCATCAAGACTGTCAAGAGCAGTTAAACCTAAAGCTACGTTAGCAGTACCGTCAGGATAGTTACCATCTAGTTTAATTGTAGCATCAGTACCTTCATCATCAAAAACTACTAAGCTATGTACTGTAACTGTTCCATCAAAGAAACCATCTTTATACATCAACGAAGATGTACCTAAGTCTACAGTATTATCTGTCTTAGGACGTAAAGCTGACGCAGTAATAACTACATCTTGCGTTGGACCAACAACTTCAATAGGCGCACCTTCAGCAGATGTACCATCATGTGTGTGACCAGAAGACGAATTAAACGCTGATTCAATTGCGTCAAATTCACCATCAAAATCTGCAGCATTGATAACGTTACCGTCAGCAATGTTATTAGCTGTATCGTTTCTAGTGTAACCTGTTCCCATAGTTTTTTACCTTCTTGTATTTGTTCCGTATTCTAAAGTGATAGCATCTAATGAAAATGGTGGGTCTGTGCTATCGGTTGTATACTGTAGAGATACGACAAAACCCGAACCTATAACTTGTGTTTCAAATAGTGTTAATAGTTTATTACTAAATACTGCTGTTGATCCATATGTTGCCTGACCAAAAAAAGCAACTTGTCCTGTATTATTGTCAAAATTTATTCTTGTTGGCTGTATACTGTCCTTTTGGTCAAAGTCTAATTTAAGACTCATATCAAAAGATACACTACCTTGTGGATCTGTATACAAAAACATCTTATAAAATGTTTTACGTACTCTTGGATCAGTAATCGGTAAATAAGGAGTAGCAAAAGAGCTTTCTATATTATCTCCATCAAAGCTATTATCTTGCTCCATCTGGTATAAATAACCATCATTGTTTGCAAATACTATTGTTTCTGAGTTTTGAAAAAACCTACTATCTGCTACATATGCACGTATACCACGTAAGTCTGCCCAAGCCATTCCTTCACCACCTTGAGCTGCCATCTGTGTTCCAAGTATACCTTGAGCATTCCCTTCTGCAATATTATTATTATAGCCTAATATTCTATATTGTGATTTACCTCTAATTACAACACTTGTAAAAGAAGTATTTGTATTAACAAAATCTGTAACTTCTTTTTGTATTGATTTAGAAACAACTGCTAATCCAAAGTCTCCTATCCTATCTGTACCACTTAATAATCTTAAACCATCTGGGGCAAGAAACATTACATCTCCACCCACTTCTTGTATTGTATCTTCGTCAACACAACCTATATCTAATGTTATTGGTTGTAGTGCAAAATCTAATATTGTATTACCAGTAAGTTGAAATATAGAAGACTCAGTAAATATAATTAACTGCTGTCTAAAAACAATCATTCCTGTTACATCTGCACCTACAGATATTGTACCAGAACCGTTTGCAACTGTAAAGTCATTATCAGTGTATGGGGCAGTAAATGTTATTAAATTATCTTTTGCAAAAAATAATTGATTCTTAAAGTTTACTACAAATTTAGCAGCAGCTACATCTGAAGGAGCATCATTAAGTGCTGTAAATATATTTTTATCATAAAGTGCAGGAACATTAGTTCCATCTACTATAGCAATTTTTTCTGTTCCACTATAGTTATATCGTGCAAATCTAGTTTTACCAGCAGTTTCTCGTGATGTACTTAAAAAAGTTATTGCAGCATTATCTGCAGGAGAACTAGCTAAAGCAGGTGCTATGGCCATTGTAGCTCCACCAGAAGTAACTGTAGGTGTTGCAGTTAAAGTGTAAATTTTATCTACACCTGCAATTTTAAATACGTCACCTATTTGTGGTGTAGCAGTTAAACCATCTACTACTAGACTACTACCAGTTTGTGATGCCCCATTTACAAGTACAGTTCCATACGAAGGAATATTTATAAGATCGTAACCAGAACCAGAAGTTTTATATAAACTTTCGTTTTTAGCTACAATTACTATATCTGTAAATACACCACAACCTAGTGCAAGATAATTAGAGCTAGTAGTTAAAAACTCTAAACTGTCTCCATTAGAGGGTGATGTAAGTAGACTAGAAGTTAAACTTAAATCTGCTGTATTATTTGTATCATTAAAAGTAACTGCACCTGCTGCAATAGTATACGTTTGAGAAAAAGTTAATGCAGTATCGTCTGCTAAAGTTTGTGCTGATGAAAGCACAATATTGTTTTGGTCAGTTACTGTTGCTACAGTTACAGCTCCACTTATACCTGTACCTGTAACAGTCATTCCTACAGCTATTGTTCCAGAATTACCATCAAGAACTAATGCGGTAGTACTAGAAGTAGCACCATTAACATTGGCAGTAGCATGTATAAGTTTAAAAGTATCACCTGCTTCTGGTGATTTACGAATATTACCAATGTTTAAAGTTGTACCTGTTTGACTTGCACCTCTTACAACAGGAGCACCATATGGTGGTATGATATTACTATCGTATTTATTAAAACCAAGTATTCTACGATAACCACCTTCTACTGAAGGTTCGAAGTTTTTAAGTATTCTTGCAGAACCGGGCAGATTAATACCTTGCTGCAAAGGACTCATATTAGTAATAAGCCCACCCCGAAACTCAATCGGATATGTTTGACGAGTTGAAGGCATATATTAAGAAACTCTAGCTGAAGTTGTTACTGTTGTATTTAAGATAGTTGATCTAAGATATTCATAACGATTAATATATAAACTTCGCATTTGTTTTATTTCTTGTTCAAATCTAGCTTGCATCATTGCAGACTCTTGACTTTCACCCCTAAACAAGTAAGCAAAATACATTGCTCCGTCTACAATTACATATCTAAATTGTTCAGGTATACTAGGAACATCTGTTGAGTTAATAAGATCTACAGGTAATCTATAATATTCGTAGACTAATTCATAAGCTTGATCGGGTGGATTAACAAGACCAAACTCTGAACTAGGTGATTTAAATACATAAGTTGGTAGTTGTCTTAAAGAAGTTGACGTATTATACTCTACATCTGCATAACTGTCAAGGTATTCTTCATAAGATAATACATTTAATTTTCTAGTTTCATTACCTAGCGTATCATTCCTTTTAATTCTAAAAGTGTTAAAGTTTATTGTTTTTGCATCTGAGGGAAATGTATAACGTACTATACCTGCAGTAAGTGTTTCTTCTTCAGTAACATGATTAAAAGGCCATTCATATTCATGTTGATTAATAAAACGGATAGATGCATTAACTGCATCCTTAACCATTCCATACTCACCATTAGCTGTCGCAAAATTTGTTGTAGTTAGTTCTACTTCATTAAGCCTACGATTTACATCATTTACAAGTCCAAGATAATCATATGCCATTTATCGTTCCTTTAACCGTATCTTAATACTACGCTCTGCCGTACTTCCTGTATTATCAGTCATTTGACAAAAGAAAGTATACTCTATATTATTTTGTCCACCAGCTATATTTATAGTAGCAACAGTATTCGTATTTGTTTGAGAGACATTTTGTATGCTATCAGTAGTAGCACCACCTGAAGCAGTGGTTAAATTTTGTCCTGCATTTAGTCTTGTTTTAGTATTATACAAAGATGATTTAACAAACCATATAACTGACACGATAGTAGCAGTGTCAAGAAATCGTGACCAATCTACACTGTAGTCTAATGTTTCATCTGGGTCTTTACTAGGCCAACGAAAGCTCATATATTAATCCTCATTTGCGTATACAACTCTATCAATAGATTTAGGTTTTGTTTCTACAAAAACTGTTCTATCTTGCGATCTAATTCTTACTGTTCTATTTGTATCTATAGCTTCTGCAAAAACTAATCTATTTTGAAAAGGTATTCTTGTTGTTCTTTCTGCTGCTGTTGTAGTCATTATGCAGCCCTATCTATTAATATAGTACGTCTTTTATTATATAAATGTGCAACTGCTTGATAATCAAATTGTACTGCTATTACATTTGATCTGGCAAAACCTATAGTTCCTGTCATACCTGTTGAAGTTAAACCTGCAACAGTGTGTAAAGTAGGTGTACCAATAGAACCTGTAGCTGATACACTATTTAGTTTTTCCTTTGTCTTAGCTTCAATGCTGCCAAGTTGTAGTGTGCCTTCAGTTCCAGTAACAGTTACTGAAAAACTAACGACTGGTTGTACTGCACTAATAGAACCTGTAGCACTTACACTAGCTAGTTTTTCTTTTACATTTACTGTAGTAGTATTTACAGAACCTGTAGCACTTACTCCGGTGCTAATACGTTCAGTAATATCAATTTCAAAACCACCAGCAGATACTGTTTCTATTGCACCTGTAGCTGAAACACCTGTTAGTGTAGTAGAGTTACCTATACCTACAGTATTTATTGAACCTGTAGCTGATACACCAGTTATGTCTTCTTTAATGTTTACAGTAACAGTATTTACTATACCAGTAGCACTTACACTTTGTAACGCTTCACTTACTTTTTCTTCTACAGTATTGACTGCGCCTGTAGCTGATACACCAGTTAAAGTAAACGAAACATTACGAGTACCAAATACAGAACCACCGTATATACCTGTTCCGTATAGTGCTGAAGACTTAATAACAGCCATAACTTACCTTTTAGGCAATACGTATTACTGAAGTACTTGCACCCGGAGATGGAAACTCTATAGTTAAATCACCTGCTGTAGCACTAACTGTACCACCAAAGTCTATTACGCATATTGCTTTGTTTGATGCATTCGTATTGTATATTATACAACCATCTGCTGAACATGTTACATTTTGAAATACTGCGTTATTAAAGTCTACATGTGCAGTTGTACCATTTACTGCAATAGTAGCACCTGATAGTGTTCCGTCTGTTCCTCCACCCGGAGTGTAATTTGAACCGCTAGCTTCGTCAGAGTTACCTGTAACATCTGAATAATTTGTTGTTGCTGCACCATACGTACCTGATGGTGAGTTTTTAATTAATGCAAGTTTTAAGGTGTGGGTATCCAGATCATGGACACCGCCAAGCAGTTCTGATTTAAAACTTGTACACATTGCTGTTGTGATAGCCATGTTTGGATTTCCTTTTTAAAAGTCTACGCAGTATTCCATTTT